TCCAACCAAGACATCATAGGTATTTTCAGAATCACTACCTTGAACTTCGAAATAATTACCAGTATCAGCAGAATCTCCAAGTTTTAGTTTACTACCATCCCACTTTAAGTCATCTGTTCCGCCAAATAAACCATTGTTGTTAAATTGCAGTTCTGTATCATTACCTGCGGGTGTACCAGAAAGACTATTTAAACTTACAGTCCTTTGTGGTTGACTGTTAGATTGATTTAATTCTAATGTTGTACCATTTAAATTCAAACCAGTTACACTTGAGCCTGCTGCGACTCCTGCTTGTATTTTTCTCTTTCCGTGAGCTTGTGGTTTTGGATTTAGTGGCATTATAATATACCTAGGTTAGCTAGGTTAAAAAAGATTGTGGGGGTTTTTATACAGACCCCCAACTGTAAACCATACTCCGAAGAGTTGATTATCTAGATATCTAATTGTAGAAAATTACACCAGTTTCTGGTTTTGTAATCTTCAATCCATATCTCATTGACATATAGGAACCGACGATTCCGAACCCGGGGGTTGCTTCCTCGACAGTCATTCCGCGTCTTTCTACGTAAGCCATTGGCTTAACTGACAAATCAAACACACCGTATCTGGTAGGTGGGACGTATGCATTGACGAAAATGTTCAATCCATATAGTTGACCAACTAATCCAGTTTGGTTTGTTTCGTTTACTGAGCCTAGGTTACCACCAGCTGCTGGTGAGTTAGCCGTTGCTGCTACAGTAAAGTCAGCTAAATCTAGTAGAGACTTGTAGTGTTTTGGTGAAATCACGATTGTGTCTGCGTTGTAACCGCGTGAACCAATTAGCTCAATAGCTTGTGTTAATTCAGCTAGAGTTACAGCGCTGTCGGTTGCTGCTTCAACGTAGTGACTTCTTGCGATGTCAGCGGTTGTAGTTAGACCGTAGTCGACGTATCGTCCATCTCCAGCTGCTGCTTGAGCTGCTGTTCCACTACCTAAGAAACCACCGTATAGTACGTTGTCGAAGTCGTTGACTCCGGGACTTCCTACTTCAGCGGTGCCTTTGACAATATCTTCGAAAGTACCTGAGTTGTTCCTACCAGTTAGTAAGTCTGCATCTCCGATACCCATCAAAGCGTAAACAACGTGTTTAGACATATGTCTGTCAACTGCTCTTCGTGCTTCGTTTAATGCAAGTTCAACTTCGTTGAATCTTGAGTCTTCTATCATTCTGCGGGTTACACCTACTGCAATACCCCACTCTCTGACTGCTACTCTCTCGGAGCGCATCTTTGTGTGTTGGTATTTTGGGGTGCTTCCTTCATCTATCCTTTCCATATTCATAGAAGGCATAGCGAATGTTAAGTCTATATCTCCACCAGTGTCGGTTGTCATTGTTTCTGTGAACAATTGAAGGGCTGGAATGTCAGTTGTTTTGTAATCCTGTAGAGCATCTTTGTAATCTACTAATACTCTCTCTCCAGTTCCTCCAGTTGCTGCGAATGCACCAACATTGTTGGACGTTAATATTCCTTCTTTTGATGTTACCATATTTATTCACCTCTTTAGAAAATGAGTGCTTTGCAAACGTTGCCGCTAGCTGCCTCCAAAGCTACTCCTACTGCTGTATCTGCTGCTAGTTTCTTTGCGAACTTTCCAGCTCCGTTAACAGTTAGTAACAATCCTGCTGTTACAGTACCTGCTGTGTTAACGTTTAGCATAACTCCCTTCCCAGTAATAACATTAGCCATATTTTCTAATCCGGATGCAGCTGTTAAAGCTACACCTGCTATTGCTGAACCGCTGGTTGCTGATGGTTTGACTTTTCCATTGGTGTGTATGTCCAATGGGTCTCCAGCAGCTACGGTAGTGTGGATTAAAAATGGTAATATTCTTGCTGGTGCGCCACCATCATTAATTAATATTTCTGTTGCCATATTTATTATTTCCTATATTTATTTCCTGTTCAAACGGATTCTTCCGTCTACCATAGAGAACATTCTCTCTACTTCAGGTTCGGCTTCTACAGCCTTTTCTTCAGAATCCTTTGCGATTCCCTTACCGAAGGTTTTTTCTGTTTCGGCAGGTTCTGGCATTGATTCTAGTGCTTCAAAGAAACCTGTTAATTTGTTGTCTTCCCAGCCGAATAGTTCTTCAGTACGGGCATCCTTGGACTCATCTTGGAGTTTACCAAATAGAATTTCTTTGGAAACGACATTTTTGACCAAAGCTGTTTTTAGCTTTTTGGCTTCTTCTGCCTTCCTGTCTTCTTCTTTTTTGTTAAACTCTTCGATAGAATTCAAAGCATCTTTGTACTTCTGCTCCAATTCGGAGTGGTTAGATGTCAAATCTTCAAGTTGTTTCTTAACTGAAGCAAACTCTCTCTCTGTTATCTTTTCAGAATCTGTTTTTACAACTTCCTCACTCATATTATCGACCTCTTTGTCTTCACCGTCGTGGTCACAACCACACGAATTTTCGTCGTGTCCTCCACAACCACAATCATCCTTGGTTGCGAATTCTTTTTCTGATACGTGTGTTGCACATTCCGTGTCAATCGTACATTCCCCACAGACGGGCGTTGCAATCTCGTTGTCTATAAACGAGACCTCTACGGGTCGGATATTTGTCGCGTACGAATCGCCCATAACATCAACGTCTTTTGAAAACCAATCGACACTGACATTAGTAATATCCCCGTCTTCCACTTTTTGTATCACTTCTTTCATTCTGGCTGTTGGTTCATAAATCTGAGCCAACATAGATATTGCTACCTTGCCATCTTCCATCTCTTCAATCTCAGGGTTAATAGCCTTCCCGAGTAAATCCTCAGGAGTCCTTTGATGAGTATAATATATTGGTAGTTCATTGAACTTCTCCAAGCTTTCTTTAAGCATAGTAGGTTCTATAAATACAGTCTGTCCTTCTCCATCAACTTCATAATCGTGACGACCTGAAGTCAAAGCACGAACTGGGAATTCCCACATATCTTCAGTTTGTTTCTTAGATACACTAAGAGCTTCTTTATCAAATTCAAAATTCATAGCAAATGTCCTTTGGGTCTCATTTGATTTAGAAACTCCGAATTCCTTTTCTTCGCCATTGTTATCTGCCCACATTGAGCACATATTCTGAGCTACAGTCTCTGCATTCTTCACACCTTTTTTATTAAGGGTTGGTTTTAGTCCTATCACACATTTTTCGTAAGCATTCACGCTACTACCTCCACAACCTCTTCTTCAGTGCGTTTCCCTGTCTGGTTTTTAGATAGTCTCTGTTCTGTTCTTTGAGACTCCTCTTGTTTATCTTGGTTTTTTCCACCAGAAATATTTACTTCAGCCGCAGTCGGTTGTTTTTCTACTACTCCTTCAGCATCTAGTCCTCTTTCTTTTCTAACTTCACTAGGCGCCAAGACTCCTTCAGATAGATAAATCATATCAGTTTTTGCTTTAGTAAATGCATCATCTACATTTAAGTGTCTAAAGATAAACTTGACATCATCGCCGAATTGAGGCATAAGTTGTGAATTAATAGCAGATTCTACCGCTTTCTGTAAATATTTAACGTAAGGTTCAAAAACCGGGCGTGCTTGCTCCGGTGCAGTGAACATAGTTCGTGGTACTTTAAGAGCTATGTGTATTTTATCTAGTATATCATCTGTATACTTACCATATTCAAATGCTCTACTTGTACCTTCTATTTCTTTTATTTCTATATCATTACCGTGAATTATATCTTCACCGGGTTCTAATGAGTTAAATGCATCAACGATTTCGTTTATCTTATCTGGGCCATAAGGCATATCTGGTAATCCGCAAGAAATGTCGAAACGTGACACTGCATATTTGTTCAGAGCTGCTCCAATATCTCGCTCTGCGTAATCTTTTAAGTCTACTAAGTATAAAATAGTGTGTATATCTGAAAGTCCGTATGCATAATCATCGAATGGATTGTTTTGCAACTCTATGACTTCATCAGGGTCAAAACGAACGTCTTCTTTCTCATCACCAATATTTTGATAATAATACATTAGTTGTCCGTGTTCATTCCTTTTGACATACATATTTTGTGAAGAACGAAGAACTAGGTTGTCTCCAGTCCATTCTAAATAACCTGAACCAAAGATTCGAGCATTGCGTAGCCAACCGTAAATTGTCATATCAATGTTAATATCAAGAAACATTTTGGTTATTTCTTCTCTTAAGTTCTCATCTTCTGTTACAATATCATAACCGTCCTTGACTGCATATAAACAAGGAAGGTCAATCAAAGAACGTACAATTGGGTCTGACAGGTATACATTCATATAAGTTCTATTATCACCTATATGTTGTTCATAATTCCTGTTACCATAATTATTGGTAAGTTTTAATCTCCTAATTACACCTGCGCCATAACCACGTGGTTCATCCTCTGGAGTGTTAGGATTAGAACCCACCGTAGCAAAAACGCGGCGTATCCTGTCGGCTAGACCCATTTGCTATCACAATATATAAAGTTTCGCTAGTATATAAAATTTTGTTCAAATACCACGCATAAAT